CAGCTGAAACACAAACCGCAACACAAGATGATATAGACATTTTTCAATCCATTTTTGCTACGCGTCCTGGTTATAGAGGACTCGGTCACGGTATGTCGCCAATGGAAGAACAAGAAGCATTTGCGTCAGGGCAAGATGTTGTGTATACCAACACTGAAGGACCGGCACAAAGGTTCCGTGGTCTTCCTACCCAAGCGGAAATGGAACAGTTAAACGCTGGAAATAAAGAATGGATGGCACAGTATGGGAGTACACCACCCAGACAAATAGCGACCCCAATACCCAATGCTAGTCCAGTAACTTCTGAACAAGAAGTATTTATAAATGGATTAACTCCAGGGAGCGGAGGGTATTTGCCAGTACCAGCTCCTGAACAAGTATCAATGCCCTTACCTATGATGCCACAACCTCCTATGATGCCAGCTCCACCAGCCATGATGCCAGCTTCACCACCTATGATGCCGTCATTAAGCCCTAATCCTAATAGAAGAATAATGAACCCTAGATTCACAAGATAAAACAATTAAGGCAGGAGAGAGCCAATGGATGCTGTAAATTTAGCAGAGTATCTTTTTAAAAATTTAAGACAAAGAGAACAGAACGCTGTTGACATCATTGCTTCAGGCAATGTAAGATCGATGGAAGATTACAAATATCTTATGGGAGAGTTGTCGGCGATTCGCTCACTCATAGAAGATTTAAAAGAAACGCTGCATATGGATGATATCGATGAATGAAAAAGTCGCAAAAAAAATTGAAACTGAATCTGAGCTAGACAAAGCTTTTGTTGACGTTAATGATAAAGTTTTAGATCCCGCCTTACTTAAAAAATCCTTACTAGAAAGAATGCCAAATCCATCAGGATGGCGTTTATTAGTGTTGCCATATAAAGGCAAAGGAGTTACAGACGCTGGAATCCAATTAGTACAAGAAACTGTAGACAGAGAAGCTCTTTCCACAGTTATATGTTATGTATTAAAAGTTGGACCACTGGCTTATAAAGATGAGAACAAATTTGGAAATGATGTTTGGTGTAAAAAAGGAGAGTGGGTCTTAATAGGTCGCTATGCCGGAACCCGCTTTAGATTGGAAGACGATCATGAAGTTCGCATTATTAACGATGATGAAGTAATTGCCACCATTTTAAATCCAGACGATATTAAATCTTTATAGGAGTAACTCATGTCAGAAGAAGCAATAAACATTGAAGCATTAGAAAACATTGATGTAGAAATTACAGATGAAAAAATTGAAAAGGCTGCAGTTCCTGCACATAAAAGAGTAGAGGATGAGGTCCAAGACAGTTCAGTTGATATTGTTCTGGAAGAAAATAACAACGTTTCCCCGGTTACTGAAGATACAATTAAAGAAGATTTTAAAGTTTCTCCTCAAGTAGAAGAGAAAGCAAAAGATCTATCGGATGTAGAAAAGAGAGCTTCTCTTGCACAAAATAGAATCAACAAAGCAGTAGCCCAGGCTAAGGAGTTTCAAAGAAGAGAACTCATGGCCGTTCAATACGCTAAAGATTTAAAGGATCAAAACGAACAATTAAGACAATCGCAAAAGTCTTTTCAGAATAGTTACGGTGATGAATTTTCAAATCGTGTTGAATCTCAAATTACTTTAGCTAGACAAGCTTTAAAACAAGCTAGTGAAGTTCAAGATCCTGAAGCAATAGCTACAGCTACTGAAGCTTTAACAATGGCTACTTCAGATAAAGCAAGACTTCAACAATTTACTCAAGCTCAAAACCAATACGAACAAGAAGAAAAAGCTTATATAGAAAAAGCTCAAGCTCAACAACAGTATCAAAATCAAATTGCTCCTCAAGAGGAATATGATGAGCCATCAGACAAAGCTCGTACATGGGCTCAACAGAATACTTGGTTTGGAAAAGATCAAGTTGCAACATCAGTTGCTTTTGCTGTTCATGGACAATTAGAAAATGAAGGCTTTGACACTGAGTCTGATGAGTACTATAGTGAATTAAATAACAGAGTGCAAAAAGAATTGCCTCACAAGTTTAACGTGGAAGCGGACAATAAACCCGTCCAGACAGTCGCTTCAGCAACACGCAATACATCGACAGGACGCAAACAAAATCGTATCGAATTGACACCGAGCGAACAAGCATTGTCTAAGAAGCTTGGAGTGTCATTTAAAGATTACGCAATACAAAAAGCGAGGTTAGAAAGATCATGACAGAAGTAAAAGAGAACGTAGTTGATGATAAAGATGTTAGGGCTTCAAGAAGTGCTGACACTAGAGAAAAGGACAATAGGCCAAAAGTTTGGAAAATGCCTTCTGCTTTAGAACTCCCGGACGAAGCTATAGAATTAGCTGAATCCCAGGGTATAATTTATCGTTGGATTAGAGAGTCTATACTAGGACAAGATGACAAAACGAATGTCTCAAAAAGATTTCGTGAAGGATTCGTCCCAGTAAGACCAGACGAGCTCCCAGGATTTCATGATTTACCTACAGTCGATGACGGTCGACACGCTGGAGTTATAGGAGTGGGTGGGTTGATACTGTGCAAAATTGATAAAGATATCGCAGATCAAAGAAATAATTTCTTTGAAAAACAAACCCAAAACCAAATGACTGCTGTGGAAAACGACCTAATGCGTGAAGAGAATCCTTCGATGCCAATTTCAAGTAAAATGTCATCAAAGGTTACTTTTGGTGGAAGTGGTAAATAATCACTTCTAAATATAAAAATTAACTAGGAAACTATTATGGCAAATACAAATGCTAAATTCGGTTTAAGACCTATAGGAAAACTCGGAAGCAATGTTAACAGCACTGGTACTACTGAGTATGATATCCTTACAGGAACAACCGGAAGTATTTTTACAGGCGATCCAGTTAAAATGATCAGTACAGGCGGCATTGCAGTCGCAGCTGCTGGTGATTTACTATTGGGAGTCTTTCAAGGATGTCAGTACACTGATTCAGCCGGAGATGTGCAATATTCATCTTACTGGCCGACAACAACTGTTTCATCCGATGCGGTGGCTTTCGTGGTTGACGATCCTAATGCTTTATTTGAAGTTCAAAGTGCAGCTACAGGTAGTGTGGTACAAACAGTTATCGGTTTAAACGCTGATATTGTTTACACTGCTGGTAGTACAACCACTGGTAGATCTAAGGTAGATCTCAGTGGCACTATGGCAACAGGTACAGCTCAATGTAGAATTATTGGATTTTCCAATGACCCAGAGAATAACGCTCTAGGTACTGGAAGTCTTTCTACATACGTCAACATGATTGTTAAAATTAACGAGCATACTTATGCTCAATTGGTAGGAGTATAATAATGGCGATTAATCGATCACAACTAGCAAAAGAGCTAGAACCAGGTCTAAACGCTTTATTTGGAATGGAGTACGACCGCTACGAAAACGAACATGCTGAAATCTTTGAAACTGAGTCTTCGGACAGAGCTTTTGAAGAAGAAACACTGATTGTTGGTTTTGGTAATGCTAAAGTAAAAGGCGAAGGAAACTCAGTTGAATTTGATTCAGCTTCCGAAGGCTTTACTTCAAGGTATTCACACGAAACCATTGCGTTAGCGTTCGCTCTTACCGAAGAAGCAATAGAAGATAATCTTTATGATCGTCTAGGTGCTAGATACACCAAGGCGTTAGCAAGATCTATGGCTCATACTAAGCAAGTAAAAGCAGCTGCTGTTTTGAACAATGCTTTCTCATCCAGTTTTACTGGTGGAGATGGTGTTGCTCTTGTAAGTACAGCTCATCCTTTAGCGGGTGGCGGTACTTTAAGCAACAGGCCTAGCACTTACTCTGACTTAAATGAGACTTCGTTAGAAGATGCGTTGATTTCTGTATCAACTTTTACCGATGATAAAAGCATGATTCTTGCCCTTCAAGGTAAGAAACTAATCATTCCACCACAATTACAATTTGTGGCAGATAGATTGCTTCAAACACCGGGAAGAGTTAGTACGTCTGACAACGACATCAATGCTATTAAGAACATGGGCATGGTCCCAGAAGGTTATTCAGTTAACCATTTCTTAACAGATAACGATGCGTGGTTCTTGATGACAGATTGTCCTGATGGATTTAAACACTTCGAGAGATCTGCTCTTTCAACTTCTATGGAAGGTGACTTTGATACTGGCAACGTCAGATTCAAAGCTAGAGAAAGATACTCATTCGGATGGTCAAATCCAAGAGCAGTCTTTGCATCTCAAGGAGCGTAAGTTCTAAAAAAGGAAAGGGAGCTTCGGCTCCCTTTTTTTTGTTTTGTTTTTGGTCATATCTGGTATACAATCAAAAGGACTAGGATAATTATATTTGTTTTATCGACTGACCTAGCAGACAAGCCGAGACGATAAGACTTATTTTTTCAGGAGAAAAGATTATGGCGAATTCGACATTTAGTGGACCAGTCAGGTCCGAAGGTGGTTTTGAACAAATCACGGTAACAGCATCAACTGGTGCAGTAACCACAAATCTTGACGTTGACTCAAGCGGTAATATAACTACAACAGGGTATGTTTCTGCTTATTCCAATATTAGTAGCATCACAACAGCAACAAAAAGCGTAGAATCAACTGATTCAGGTACTGTTTATACTTTAAATAGAGCGGCAGGTATTGTGGTTACACTACCTACAGCAGCAGCAGGTTTAAACTACACTTTCATAGTTGGTACAACTTTTACAGGT